ACTACAGAGGCTTACTCAAGCTATCAGCTGAACTTAACTGGAAGGAGAACAAGATACATGGACAACTTAATCAATGCGTCGCTCGTACAGGACGTCTGTCAAGTAGTAAACCAAACCTGCAAAACTTCGACGGAGGAATCAAAGGTCTCTTCTATTCTCGCTTTACTTGATGCATACGAGAAAGATATTTATATAGAACGATTATGGGAGGATCTCTACTAGATGTTACTACAAGCAGATGCTAAACAATTAGAGTGGGTAGGAGCCACATACTTAAGTCAAGATCAAGTAGCTATCGATGAGATTCTTTTAGGAGTAGACCAGCATGCAGACAACCAACAGCGATTTGGACTACCAAGTCGACTTATTGCTAAAACGTTCGTGTTTCGACTCATCTACGGAGGATCAGCGTACTCTTATGCGAATGATCTTAACTTCTCAAGTATTGGAGATGAAACGTTCTGGCAAGGAGTTATCGACCAGTTCTACGAAAAGTACGCAGGACTAAAGGTATGGCATGATCAACTACTAGAACGTGCTATGCGTGATGGTCGTATCGATATGCCTACTGGTAGGTTCTATAAGTTTGAGCCTGAGGTTAAGTATGGTAAGGTTAAGTTCCCTCGTACTAAGATACTTAACTACCCAGTACAGGGGCTAGGTGCAGATCTCATGGCTCTAGCTCGAGTATCACTACGCAACAGATTGAAAGGTAAAGAAGGAGTCTTAATGGTAAACACAGTACACGACTCAATAATACTTGACTTTGATCCCAAAGTATGGGATAATATTAGTCTAGTGCAGTTAGTTAATAACTGTTTCAACGATGTACCAGCTAACTTTAAAAAGATATTTGGTACGGAGTTTAACCTACCTATGAGGGTTCAGTGTGAAGTAGGACCTGATTGGGGCAACATGGAGGAAGTAAATGCTTAGAATTAAAATTGTGGATGTAGGTACCCCCACAGCCCATCAAGCAGCTAATGGCTTAGAGTATCAAGCTATAGAAGTTATCTTTAGAGATACTGAGGACCAAGTTAAATCCTGGAGACTATTCTCTTGGAAAAACAAACATGTGTACAAAGCTGCAAGCAACTGGACTAAGGGTACCGAAGTAGATGTAGAGGTTCAAGAAGATAAAAGAGGTTACGAACAATGGGTCAATACCACGGAAGTTAATAATACTTCTTTAGGAGATGACGATGTTCCCTTCTAGTAAGACTTGGATCACAGTGTTAGAAGTAGTAACTTGTATTCACATTATTGTAAACGTATATAGACATTGGAGTATTTAAAGATGGCAATTAAAATCAAAGCAAAACTATTCTGGGCTCAACTAAACGAGACTAACGAGATGTCAGGTAAGTATCAAGTAGACCTAGCTAACTTAAGTCCAGAGGCTGTTAAAGAATTATCAACATTAGGTATCAAGGTAAACAAACGTGATGATGACCAATACGACCGAGGACACTACATTACCTGTAAGTCTACCCTTCCTATCAAAGCTACTGATAGTAATGGCGTACCTATCGCTACTGATATTCGTATCGGTAATGGTAGTGATGCAGTTGCCGTTGTAGCTAGTTATGATTGGGAGTTCAAGGGTAAGAAAGGTACTTCTCCTACTCTTAATACCTTAGTAATTAATAATCTAATTGAGTATGAGTCTTCTGATTCTATCCCTGAAGGAGTAGCTGTATAATGATTGCCCTTATAGATATGGATCTTGTTTGCTTTCGTAGTGCAGCCAGTGCTGAAGAAGAACCAGTGGGCATAGCCGTATCTAGGATGAAAGATCTGTTTGAGGGCATTCAATCTAAGGTTGGTGCTACCTCTTACAGAGCTTTCCTCACAGGACCAAGTAACTTCCGTAAAACTATTAACCCAGCCTACAAAGCTAACAGGACAGCTCCTAAGCCTAAACACTTGCTTGCATTACAGAAGTATGCACTTGACAAGTTAGGGGCTGAGTGGGCTCCTGATACTCTAGAAGCAGATGATGCTATGTCTATTCACCAAGATAAGGTGGGAGGTACTACTACTATCTGCTCTCTAGATAAGGATATGTTACAAGTTCCAGGGAAACATTTTCAATGGGCTATAGGTACACTTAGTTGGTCTAGACCTGATAACTTTGTAGAACAAACAGAGTTAGAGGGTCTTAGACTATTCTATGAGCAATGCATTAAAGGAGATTCTTCTGACAACGTTAAGGGTATTCCAGGATTAGGTGAAGTTAAAGCCCGCAAAGCTTTAGCTGGACTTACTACTGAGCAGGCTATGTTCGATAAAGTACACAGCTTATCTCTTATTGGTAAAGGAAACTTCTTAATGGATTCTCAGTGCCTATGGTTACTACGTCATGAAGGAGATAGCTATGCTGCTCGATATGAGAAACTACTAAATGCCCAAGTTCAAAAGTAAGTTAGAAGAAAAGGTTTGGAATACACTAATAAAAGAATATCCTTCAGTAGAGTATGAACCAACTAGACTTAAGTTTACTCAACCAGTACAAGAAAGAACCTATACTCCAGACTTTAAAACAGATGCGAGTAAAGAGATCTATCTTGAGGCTAAAGGGTTACTAGATCTAGAAACTCGCAAGAAGATGCTATGGTTTAGAGAGTGTAATCCAGACATCAGAATAATAATGTTATTTCAGAATGCATCGAATAAGTTACACAGAGGTAGTAAGACAACGTATGCGATGTGGGCTGAACTTAACAACTTTGAATGGCTTGACTTTAGAAAGGATTGGTTAAATGCGTATAAACAATTGTGTTCGCAATGAAGAAGATGGTAGTCTAGACTTTGACTTCAGTGTTACAGAAGCTGAAGCTGGGTTCTTAATGGACCATGCAATCAAGAACTTAGTGTTCAATGGCATCATCAAGATTCAAGAATCAGATGCACAACAAGAATTAGATCTATTTAAAGAAGAAGGAGGTATCCCATCATGAGTAAACCACTAGATCCTAACGATCAACTATCAGAAGAACCTATTGATGAAGATACAGCTGATGAATGGGATGAAGAACGTATTGATATCATAGGTCCTAATGGTAACACAGGAGATCATTATCATTTAGGGTGTCCTGCATATCCTAATTGTGATATTGATCCTCAAGGGTGCCGTCATGTAACTGATGATGTAGACTTTTATGGGCATAGGAATTAATTATGAGTAAACGTATCATGGTAATACCAGATACTCAGATCAGACCTGGTGATGACTTTGCTTTCCTTGATGCTATTGGTCGTTATGCAGTAGATATGAAGCCTGACATCATTGTTCACTTAGGTGACTTTGCTGACATGCCTTCACTCTCTTCTCATGATAAGGCTGGTAGTAAGTCAATGGAAGGTCAGCGTTACAAAGCTGATATCCAAGCTTCTAAAGATGCAATGAAGGTTCTGCTTTCGCCCGTAAGGGCGGAACAGAAGCGTCTGATTGAGACTAAACGTGCTAGGTGGAAACCTCGTCTAGTTATGCTAGGTGGCAATCATGAACATCGTATCAATAGGGCTATTCAGAATGATCCTAAACTTGATGGTTTAATCTCTCTGGAGGACTTAGAGTATGAGAAAAGTGGCTGGGAATTTATTCCGTTCCTTCAACCAATTGTTATCGAAGGCATTGCGTTTTGTCACTACTTCGTCAGCGGAGTTATGGGCAACCCTTGTAATACTGCTCGTATGCTTTTACTTAAGCATCATCAGTCTTGTATAGCAGGGCATCAACAGGGTCGTGACATTGCTTACGGTAAACGTGCTGATGGTTCTGAGATGACTGCTCTGATTGCTGGTAGTTGTTATGAGCATCTAGAAGGCTATCTCAATCACCAGACTAACAACCACTGGAGAGGGTTATATATTCTTCATGATGTTGTCAACGGTTCGTTCGATGAGATGCCAGTTAGTTTACGATACTTAAGGAAGAAATATGCAACAGTTAGCTAGTGAAGTGCAGATTGGTGGTGATCACTACAAAGGATTTCCAATACAACCTGCTTATTTCTGCCATATAAATAAGATACCTTATCTAGAAGCAACAGCTATTAAGTATCTTTGCAGGTGGCGTAACAAAGGAGGCGTACAAGACTTAGATAAAGCCATACATTTCATACAGTTAGTTAAGGAGTTTGAAAATGTTGACGTTAAATGAGTTAAAAGAGAAAGTAGCAGAGCAGATAACAGAGTTTGACTTAGTTGATTTACTAGGACTAACTACTTGGGATCTAGTCAATGCTTTCGAAGATAAACTTGAAGCTAAGTATGCACAAATTTTAGATGAACTTATATTAGGAGAGTTTGAAGATGAGTAAAAACGATATCACAGGTGACAAGTTAATCAGTAGGACTAACAGTAAGGAGTTTGAGGATAATTATGACTTAATCTTTAAAAAGCAAGTCGACGAGCTAGACAGTTTGGCACAGGACATTGCAGATAGCAAGGTCGGTCATAGCAATCCAAGTGATGAAGAACTATTCAATTCTAAAAAGAAGTAGCATAGTATGGGGGGAACTGACTCTTCCTCCCATTAATCTCTATAATGTACCATATAACAATGAGGATAACTAATGGAACTACCAAGTATCTATCAATCCATTATCCATCGTAGTCGATACTCTCGCTACCTAGATAAGGAACAACGTCGTGAGTCATGGGAAGAGACAGTAGATCGTCTTATCACATACCTAAAGACACAAACTAAAGATGTAGAGATACCTTATGATGAACTAAGAGCCTCTATTCTAAATCTAGAAGTAATGCCTTCTATGCGTCTTATGATGTCAGCAGGTGAAGCAGTAGAGCGAGATAACATTGCAGCTTATAACTGTAGTTACCTAGCAGTCAACAACAAACGAGCGTTTAGCGAAGCTCTATACATTCTTATGAATGGTACTGGTGTAGGCTTTAGTTGTGAACGTCAAGAAGTCAGTAAGTTACCAGCTATTCCTGAGAAATTACGTGAGGTAGATGATGTCATCTTTGTACAAGACAGCAAGCTCGGATGGGCAAAAGGATTCAAAAAGCTTCTCTCTTCTCTCTGGGAGGGAGATATCCCTAAGGTTGATTACTCAAAAATTCGACCAGCTGGAGCAAGACTTAAAGTTTTTGGTGGAAGAGCATCAGGACCTGAGCCTCTTAAACGACTCTTTGACTTCACGATTAAATCGTTTAAAGAAGCTAGTGGACGAAAACTCACTAGTATTGAAGTACACGACATAATGTGTATGGTAGGTGAGATTGTTGTGGTAGGTGGGGTACGTCGCAGTGCTCTAATCTCACTC